ATTTTTAGCCGTGAAGGTAGTCTTATTCAACAGCCTAACCAAAAAGGGTATTCTAATGACCCTCAAAAGTACAAGGGATATGATAGAGAAGGTAAACATAAGTCAAGTAATGAACCAGTGCCAGATAGTAACAGATGCAGACTATGTGTTTGTGGAAGAAGGAAATAGCCAGGGGAAAATGAAACTCAGTGTATTTGATTCGTTGTCCGAAGGGGTATTTATCATGTTCCATCGTAAAAGCGATAATCATCCACTCATGGTTAAGCCTGGCAAGTGGATGAATTATCAGAACAGTGGCGAGATAGCCGAGGGCGTGGTAGTCGTTGAAGGCGGCAAAATGCTGGTAGTAGCACCTACTGACGCCGACAGCGCAGGTTTGCAGTGGAGTAGCGCAGCGGTAAGCGGTGGAGGTAAGACCACTACAGACCGACTGGTGGCATTTGACGACTGGGCAGGTAAGGCGAACACGGAAGCACAGATTACACACGCAGAATGTAGCGGCGTGGCATACGCACCGGGGTTTTGCGCGCAGTACAACCGCGTAAATGCAAACGGAAAGGGTTTGACCGCCGGGCGTTGGTGGCTACCGTCTTTGGGGGAACTGATGATGATTTACGCGAATATGCGTAAAATCAATTATGCGTTATCGATTATCGAGGGGGCTACGCAGTTAGCCGAAACGTGGTACTGGAGTAGTACCGAGTCCAGCGCGACCCACGCGTGGTATTTGGACCTCGACTACGGCGGTGTGGGCAGCCTCGCTAAGGCTTCGAACCAGCTCAGAGTTAGGGCCGTTTCAGCATTTTTATATTAGATGGTTCTTTGGAATATAACTCTTTAACAGATACAAATCTTATAAATGAAACAGTTGGAATAGTATAGGGGCACTTGCCCCTATACTATTCCAATGTAGCTTCAAATCCTCCTTCGAATGCACTGTTATCCGCTGCTTCCATCTTCATTGATATGCCATAGGAATTCATAAGAAGCGCATCCAAAATAGGTGTATATTGCAGCCGTTCAGCATAAATCCTGCACTTTCCATCAGCTTCAGTCTTAGCTTTAATCTTAATATTATAGCTACCTGAGAGGACTTTGACTTTTAGATTAGGATTGCCTGTTACATTACCAGCTCGTGATATGGAGATGTAATATAGGCTAGGCATTCCGCTTGATGTTGCAGATATAGACAAAAGAATTGAGCCTGAAACTGGAGTGCTTGTAGTCTCAAACAGAAGTACACTATACGCGCCTTGGAACTCTGATAACACACCTGATGGCATTAATCCTTTATTGGAAACTGTAGCCACTGCCATCTTATTACGAATACTATCAACTACTCCCGTGGCTGTAATATCAATCTTCTCCATCATACCTTTGTATTTTTGAGGGTCAAAGGATATGACGGAAATAAGTAATAAACAGCAATGAGTACAATAAAAGTAAAAGTTACTGAGCAATTTATATCGAGAACGAGTAAGGAAGGCAGGGGAATAACCCCTGCTAATAATTAGTTATCTGCATGACATTTATATATGCTTCTGTACTTCTCCCATTTTTTACATATACATTGCCATTTGACGTTTTTTTATTCAATATGATTTTGCCCCCAGCGGTAAAATCAGTTGAAATGCTATTTCCATCGCTCAACAGTATATTGGATGATACTCCGGCACCCACCATGATTAGAGCTGCCGCACCAGAATCGCTATTTCTTACCAGATATGCCCCATAATAAGCAGTACCCAAATCATATTCCTCCCCCGGTTGTAATGTCAGTCTCCAGGTAGGGAACATTTCATTCCTGATATTCTTTATATTGAGCTGCCTTGTGATGGCATTTATCACGCTTGTGTCTGTTATCAGAACCTTCTCTATCATATCCCTTGTATTTTTGAGGGTCGTCATTTTCGGATAAAAACGACAACCGGTTTAACATTTTGTTTTTATTCTCGTTTTGTAAATTTAAAATCAAATGAATGTGATGGTGCTGTAGCCTTACCACAATAGCCATTTCGCCACCTCGCTTTTATAAAAAACTTTCATACACTCTTTTGTTTTTTAAATACACACCAATAGGTAATATCCCCATCGGCATATCTAAACCCGATTAATTCATGATATCCGTAAGCATCTACTATATCATAACTTGACGCAGAATCAAGTATAGAGCCATTGGGCGCAATCCTCACATTGGCAGATACAGTGGTTAAAGTTACGGAAAGGGGAACCCTTGTCGCAATAGGAAACAACATCTTCATTTCCTGGCAAGTGCCAGCTTCCAGTTCCGGTAAAGGCCCCAAATTCTTTGGATAAAGTATTATAGAGCCATTAGGTAATTCATTGTCTGAATTTGTACAAACCTTCAGATTCATTGTCTCGGCTGTAATGTCACCCTGCAAGTCAACACTCCGCCCATAAAGGCTCCCTCTCAGGAAGTCAATCAGCAGGTTCGGCCTGAACCCGTTCGTCGGATTCATCGGATCACTGTAATTGAAGTCCTTGTACCCGCCCTCCGTCTCCGAACCGTCCGCTCTCACCCCGTACTGGGAGAACATGTACTGCCCGTAGAATACGGCGCTCGCCAGTTTTGCGAAGTTCGCCATCAGAATCTCGACGAATGAATACCTGACCTTGTCCATCAGCACCCAGGTGGCCTTGCTGCCGTTGGCCGCATAGTCCTTTTTCGGATTAATATTCTTAAAAGTGCCCTCCTTGTTCAATACGTAATACTGCCCCTCACACAGCACCATGGGTGCGGACAGTGGGGTACGGGTATAGGATACGGATGCCGCGTACTCCCCGGTCGGATAGACCAGCGGGCCGACCGGTCCCTGCTGGAGATACTTCACTTCTCCCGTCTTGCTTGCCAACGCTTTCTTTGCCATATCATGCTGCCGTTGAGATTGTCCATGAAACATTGCCGCCTGCCTGCTGGCACATAGCTTCAGTGCAGGTACCGCTTGCCGCAGCCACATTCGCCGTAGCCGGATTGAGAATGACCCCTGCCGAATCCATAAAGACAAAATAGAACAGCATATTCTTTGCCTTCGTGGTCTGTCCCCGCTTGACAAGGATAGGCGTATAGGTCACAGACCCGCCGGAACCGGCCGTAATCGTCTCATCCTCGGGATTGGGATTAGTTATGATGTCGTAGGGGTCTGACAAGTCCATCACCGTCTGTGTGTCAAGGCCTATCAGATTGCCGCCCTGCGACACCTCCACCTTGAAGATGCCCGTAGTGTCAACCAGGCTGTCCGTAACGGTCAGACTCTTGCCAGGATGGTCGACGAGTGTCTGCCAGGCACCGTTAACCATCCTGGACCACTTGTAGGTTAGTCCGGAGGTGATTTCTGACGCTCCACGTCTCGCCATCGCCGTGAGAACGACACTGCCTCCCTTCTCACGGATGGCAAAGTATTTGTCATCTCCGGAAACGATGGTCACCACGTTCTGGTTGCCCACCCCCTTGGTGATGGGGATGCTGTAGACGAACTGCACCTCATCCGACACGTTGCCCACGGTTACCGTAGCCACCGCCTTGACGCTGCAGCTCGCACCGGATGACGCCTTCACCAGGTTCTTCACGATCTGAAGCCCGTAATAGTTTGTAGTGCCTGCTTTATATGGAATGAACTTGAAATGACCCGTCTCGCCGCCAAACGTGTTCGTGGAAACGTTGGATGTGAAGCTTATCAACACGTCATTGAAATACCACCTGATGGAAGAGGGCACCACAATCCCCTCAGCCACCCGTGAGGAGGTGAGAAGGAAGGAGAGCGTCGGCTTCATCGTGGTGAAGTCGGGGGCTATGTTTGTCGGAGCGCCCGACTCGCCGTCATACTCCTGGTACAGGTCTCCCTTGTCACACATGATGGCAGGCATGTATACACCGGACTTCTGTGAGAATATCACCTGCCCGACCTTACTCGCTACGCTCATCGGTCACCTCCTCTTTGATTGTTTCATTTACTGCTTCTTCGCTTTCTGACTCCTCGCCTCTTGATTCATCACTGCTTGATTCCTTTTCCAAAGATTCATCTTTTGGTTCTTCTTCTGTAGGCAAATCCATGTATTCCGGCGGTGTCGTTACCTCCACCGGATATTCCACGCCGTCTATCTCACCCTTGGCCTGCTGCGGGGAAAGGCACACGCCCCCGACTACTGCCGCCCGGTCGAATACCGTATCGCCGGGAAAGCCTGCCACATCGGCCTGCCATAACAGCACATTGCCGTCGGCAGTGCTGTTGCGGATTCCC